TAAATATAGTAGTTATATCTACTTGATCTACTACCCCATGCACAATACCACATATATTTTTATCTAATCTTAAATCTGTTATATCAGCTTGTGTTATTTTAATTACCCCAGCATTAACTTTTACATCTGCAAGGCCTAGTTCGTATGCATCTGCATCGCGCTGAAGAGTTGGGGCAACTGGGCTACTTGCAAATACCCCTTTTTTAATGTATAAATTAATAGATCTTTTATTAAAGTCTAGCCTCAATACCACTCTATCTATTCTATTAAGTACACCATCTGCAACGTCTAATTTTAATATAAAATCATCTGTATTTTGATAGTAGAATCCATTAATCCATCCTTTCCCTGGTTTATCTGTTACAGACATATCATTGTTGGCTATTACTTGTAAGCTAGTGCTAGGATTAGGGAATACACCATTACCTATAAAACTTGCAAAATAAGATGCAAAATCTTCTGCTTTATATCTCCTATCTCCATTAATACTATTAAATGCAAAACTTTTCTCCATTTTCTCACCTCACCATCCTTTTTATTGTAGTTAATAAAGTAGGTATGCTACTTCCAAATGTTACTTTTAATTTTAGCCCTTCTTTTCCATATTGCTCTTGAATCTCCGTTATTTGACTATCCATAGTAATTTTTAATTTTCTATCTTGTATCGTAACTATATCTCCTAAATCATAATCTTTCTCATATACAAAAGTTTCTAATGGGTTAACATCCAAATTAAATGTTTTTATCTCCTTAAGCTCTTGTAATTTCGCCTTACCTGTCTGATTTATTTCTTCTACATCATCCGAATTACAATCCACAAAAGTTTCTATTCTCTCAAATCCTGTAGCCTCGCCTATTTGTAACACAATTTTATCTTTGTCTTCTCTAGTTCCTGTATAAGCTACATTTGAACTATTTATTATACTTTCTATATAATGTCTTGTAAAAATATTATTAAAATCAGAACGAAAAATAACTGGAGGATTAGTGTTTTGATTAACTGTTAAGTTTTTCCCTTGCATTACATCAAATATAAATTTCTTTTGCTTATGATCTAGTACAATGTTCCAACCAAGCTTGCTGTATTCTCCTATAGTTTTTAATTTATCAGCTAAATTCTCATAAGAACCACGCCATCTATCCTCATTACCACGTTTTTTATCTTCCGCTAGTATAAGATTATCTATTTTCCTTTTACTGTCCAATGGATTAATACAGTTTTTATCTACAAAATATTTTATTATAGTTTCTTGATTACCAATACAGCTATCAAAGTCTTGTCCTACTGGTGGGACTATTCGTCTTCTTTTAGTTAAACCTTGTAATGTTATCCCTTTAATTAATAATAAATCTGTATTTTCTCCACCTTGTTGATAATTAAATTCTCTGTGTAATACTATCCCTACTTTGTTATAAGCTTTACCTAATAAGATAAGATTGTTTTTTATTAATTTGTCTACGTGAGGTTTATTAGCACTTATCCTTAATTCAAATTCACCATAGTTGTAAAACCTTCTTGTATTAGTAAAGCTCTCGTAAGTATCTAGAACACCTAATAAATTTATGTCTTTATCTAATATTCTAATAGGGTTCAAATCTACACCCCCAAATATAAAGGAGTATGATATATTGCTACTTCTAAATTGTCTATACCCTTTTCAGCATCATATCTAAAGAGGTTATCTCCTTTTTCTAATTGTAGAAAATCAGAATCTAAATCAAACCAGTAGAAAACATTCTCTCTAATACCATTGCTTTTAACTAACTCTATCCTTTTGTTATTAATTTCAGTTATTACCTCCAATACATCCCCTGCATTAAGAGTCCTATTTATCTTTATAAATTCTCTAGTATTAATATTAAAAAGACTTGGTTTTACTACAGTAGCCAGTGCCTTAAACTGTATCCTCATACCACATTCAACATCTCCTTTATTTGCTATATTACAAATAAGATTGCTAACTCTATGTCCCATCTCTATGCCTTCTGGTTGAATTTCTAGAGGAAATTCAAAATCACCTTCCCATAGGGCTATTGTTGTTTTATATTCTTCTAATTCTCTCCAGTATGGGTTAGGACAAAGTACCTGTACTAAAAACTCTTGTGTAACTCCTACAACACCATTAAATGTTATATCTTGTACTATTCCAAATATTTTTCTAGTTTTAGCATCATCTTTATATGTTATAGAAAATTTATCTCTTGGATTAAAAAAAGAGCTTAAAAAAGCCCTTTTTCTATGCAAATCTTCTTTACTTTCTCCAAATATTCCACCGACTATAGGTAATAACCTTTCCTTTAATGTTATGGCATCTATGCTTATTCCATCTTGACCTGCTCCAGTAGAACTGTATATATTAGCACTATTATTTCCAGTGTTTCCTATACTTCTAAATATAAAAGGCTTGGAGCTACTTAATATAAGCTCTTTACCATTGCTATTTATTATATCTAGTTTTTGCATGTAGCTCCCTCCTTAAACAGTAAATGCTAACCTATTTATTGTACTTTCTATATCTCTACTAGCACTATATCCTTGTACATTCACATTAAAATTATTAGTTTTATTGGCATTATTGGTTACATTATTATTATTAATGCTCCTAGCTGCACTTTGTGCTTGTAATGCATTTTCTTTAGCACTAGCTATTTCTTTATTTATACTAGCTATCATGTCTTTAATTTCTTGTATTTTTGGCTTGAATCCTTCTACAAGCTGTTCTCCTAATGTACTTCCTGCCATTAAATATTCTTTACTATAGCTATATAGTAAATCTATAATATCTTTCTGGCTTTTATCCATAATCATTTTTTCTGCTTCTGCTTGCAAGCTAGCTTCTCTAGTTTTTTCATCATAAAATTTCTTTAATTCTGTTAATCTATTTTCAAGTGAAGCCTTTTCAGCATTAAAAATATTTGTTATGTTTTGGACTTCATTCTTCTTTTTTTCCTCTAATGTATCTTTTTGATTTTTTAATGCTTGTTTCTTATCCTCTAAAGACTGCTTTTCTAATCTATCATTTCTTTCATTTATAGCTTTTTCCAACTCTTTTTCTAATTGTTCTTTATTAAATTCATCATGTTCATATTCAATAGCAAGTTTCAATTTATTTATTTTATCTAAATCTTCATTATCCTTCTCTTGTCTTTCCTTTTCTTTTTCGGCTTCATCTAAGGCTTTTAGTTCATCATCAATAGCTTTAATTTTTGTATCATATACTGTATTTATTCTCTCTATAGATTCTTCTTTCCATTTTTCTAGATTTTTAATTTCAGTGTTTATAGATTCTTCCTGTAATTTTAATTCAGATGAATATCTTTCCTTTAAGGCATCCATAATGGTTTTTTGAAATTTATTTATATCATCAGCTATTTTCTTGCTAGCCTCTGAAACTGCATTAGACATATTCTCTAATTCTACTCTGGCTTTTTCAAACTCTCCACGAGCTTTTATGGTTTCATCTGCAGTAACTCCAAATATATAAGCTAAATCTTCATACCTTTTTCTTAAATCTTCTACTTTTTTGCTTTGTACTACTACTATAGCTTCTTGATTTTCCAAGTCTTTTATTAAATCTCCTGTCTTAATACCTAGGGTCTTAATTGCAGTATCATAGGTAATCATTAAATCCTTAAATACATTTTCCTGTACTTTAAGAGATTTTTTAACTTCTTTTTCTCTTTTATCTAATAAATTTAATCCATTTTTATAATACTCTTCTAAAGCTTTTTTTGACCTCTCTAAACTACTTATTTGAGCGTTCTGATTAGCTTTAGTTGTATTTAGCACTTGCTTTTGGTATTGTCTTAAATTAGCTATTTGATTAACATAATTAGCCTTAGCGTTTTTATCTTTGGTATTTCTCTGTAGATTTTGATAATGAGCTATTTGAGCATCTATTCTAGCCTTTTCTGTTTGTAGCTCTATGCTATTTTCATTTTTAAGTATTCTTAATCTATCATCAAGGCTTTTAACACGATTTTCATAATCTTCTTTTAGGTATCCCTTGGATTTTTCTATTTCTTCCTTATTTAGTTTATCTATAAAGTCTAAGTACTTTTGATATTCATTTTTATTATAAACACCCCAATTTAATTGGCGTGCTACTCTATCTTTTATCTCTTTATCATTAGTATTAGCTTTTACCTTCACATCTGATAATTTACCTTCAGTTATGTCCTTAATAGTTTGTGCTGCTAAATTAGCAGCCTTTTCTACTTTGTCTAAATCCTCTAATATACCTAAAGCCAATCCTTGGCTAGTGTATTTACCTAACTCCATCATAACTCTAGAAGGTGAATGAATATCTAAAGCAGTTTTAACTCTTTCTTCTGCTGCTCTTGCTGCCTCACTAGCAGCCTCTTTTACATCATTTATTTTGTTTCTAATTCCGTTTTTTAGCCCTTCCATTATGTCGTGGCCAATAGTTCTCATCTTTCCTGGGATATCTGTAAAAGCATTTTTAATACTTTCTCCAATATCCGTAGCACTTTGTTTCACACTTGCCATTTTTGAAATTATTCCTTGTCTCATACTTTCAAACATAGTATGAGCCTTTTCTCTTAACCTACTTGGAAGTGTGTTAAACCACTCTACTATTTCATTCCATTTGGTAGATACAGTGCTTTTTATTTCTGTACATTTATCACTTACCTGTTTTTTCTTTTGCTCAAAAGCTGTAACTACAGAATTCTTCATTTCTTGAGCCTTGCTGGAAACTGATTCTTTTGTCTTTTCCCATGTGCTCTTTATGTGTCCATCTGATGTGTCAACATCTTTTATAACATCAGAATTCATTTCTTTTACTTTAGTAACTACACCTTGCTTTAATTCACCTGCTTTTTTTACGCTCCCGTCTCTTTGTTTTTCAGCTTCCTTTATCATTTTATCAGCCTGTTCTTTAGTTATGCTTCCTGTTACATCTCGCATATTTTCAATATTAGCTTTTGTTTCTAAAAATTGTTTATTAGCTTGATCTACAGTTTTTACTCTTTGTGATTCTGCATTTTTAATGACTTCACTTGCCTGCTCAGCGCTCATGCGGCCATTATAACTTTTTACTCTTTCCATTATAACCTTTGATTCTGTTTCGCTTTCAGATAAGTGTTTAACAGCATTTTCTTGCATCTGTTTTTGACACACTTCAATTTCTTTTACTTCTTCTGCTTTTAATTCACGATTTTTACTAGCAGCATTTTGGACTATTGAATTAATCTTATTAGCTAGTGCTTGCTGATTCGATTGCATCTTTGCATTATGTTGTTGCTCTTTAGCAATAATTTGTGATTGTTCTTTTGCTGATATGGATTTACTATTCGCAAAAAACTTTTGAATACCTTTAATTCTGTCTTGGTGCTGTTTATCTATGCCCGTCTTAATTTGTGCATTCATTTGATTATAAGTATCTTGTAATTGTTTTCCACTTTTTTGTGTGATTTTAATTCCATTAGTATATAAATTTGTAAGGCTTTTTGTAGCTCCTTTATCTAGCTCCATATAAGACCCTACAGCTTTTTTAGTTTGCTCTGAAATTTTGGTAGTGGTTTGTCCATAAACAGTTACCATTTGCCCATTTGCAGCTTTAACTCTTTGTGCTGTTTGTTCAGTTTTATTTGCAAATAGGTCTACACTTGGGACTGCTTCCTTTGAAAAATGTTTATGTGTTGCATAGGCAGCTGCTCCAATACCAGCTATAGCTGCTATTGCAATTCCAACAGGACCTGTTAATACAGTAAATGCTGTTGCTAAAGCTCCTATTGCTGGAGTTGCTGCTGCCGCCCCAGTTGTAACAACTGCTATTGCTCCACTTACGGTACTAAATATTGTTATTATTTTACCTATACCAGAAGCTAATTTACCACCTATAAATAATAATGGTCCTATTGCCGCTATCATCCCA